AAGGATGCGAAGCCCCGGTTTTTTAAATCTGTCAACTTTTTCAAACCGTTGTGACCCCGCCTGTGACCTTTTTCGTATATTTACAGGGTCACAAACGCTTGCTTACGTAGTAAAATCAATGGGTTCACAAAAAATTCAACAGTATCGGCAGCTAATCAGATGGGGGTGTTATTGCCTCCAATTGCTTTACGCAGGAGCCGCAATTTTCAGTTATTTCGAATCGTTTTATTTTGGAGTGATCCTGTTTCTCGGGTTTTCGTATATGTGGCACTGGCTGAACCGTCAGCCGGAGGTAGACATTACCAATGAATACCTGCGATCGCCGGAGAAATACGAAAAATTCAAGACTGAAACCATCAACTCGGCCCCTAATCGCCGTGCTCGTCGTCACCTAACAAGACTTTTCGAGAGTGGCGAGGTTCAGTAGACCGGAGTTTGAGAGGCTTCACGGCTTGGCAAAGGGTAATTTAGCCACGTACATTAAGCGCGGGAACATTGTTTTGGAGCCTGACGGCAAGACGATCGACGATACGCGACCGGAGAACGCGTACTGGGTGAAGAACCGAAGGGAAAAAGCGGTGAAGTCTGCCGAAAAGGTCGTGACACCTGACGCTCCAACACTACTGGCTACGGCTGGCGTAAAGATTTCACCAAAGGTAAAGAAGGCCGCGGAGAAATCAACGATCAATAAATTCGACCTCGACATTAAGAAGACTGAGGCCGAGCTGCGGAAAAAGGAGGTTGATACAGAGATCGCGCTGGAACGTCTTGCGGTAATGAAGGGTGACAACATCCCGATCGCCCTGGTAAAGGAGATCATCTCACAGCTTTCCAAGTCATTCCTACGTAATTACAAATCATTTTCGGAACAAACGGTGGTCGATATCTGCCATCAGCACGGCATTTCAGAGCTGGAACGCGTTACTTTTACCGGTAAACTTGTTGGCGGGCTGAACGCGCTGCACAGTAAGTCAGTGAATGACGCTAAGGCGCAGCTTAAAAACGCTATCGGAACCTCACAACATGAGCAATTAGAACAGGGTGATGAAGAATAAAAAAATATCTTCTGAGGAAGATGAACTGATTAGAATGTACTACGATGAGGTGTTATTTCCTTCATTTGATGAAAGTAAATACTTAGCTTATGAGGAAATTGTATCAATATCAAAAACATCAGGATTCCAGTTTTGGAGGCTTAATAAAACATTCTCTAAATTGAAGGGTCAGATTAAACGAGATACATACGATCTGATCATGTCTTTTGTTTGCAGAAAAAAAAGAATAAAATATCATGAGTGATATTAAAGACGTAATCGACGATATTTTTTACGCGGCAGAGTCGCGCATCAGCAACATACTGCCATCAGAGTGGGCGGAGCAGAATCGGTTTATGACTTCGGATGTATCCACCATGGAAGGAATGTTCCGGTTTGACAACTCGCCTTACACCCGGGAGATTCTCGATTGCCTTGCTCCCGATCACCCCGCGCGAATCATCGCAATCAAAAAAGGATCTCAGCTGGGGTTTTCAACTTCTGTTCTGGAGAACGGCATCGGCTGGATCATGTGCGAAAACCCCGGTAATATCCTGTTCCTTGTGGGGCATGAGTCCCTTGTTGAGGATGCCGTAAAGAAGGTTGACGTAATGATTGACAACAGCGGCATCCGGCAGCGGAACATTATACGTGCAGCTGCGAATCGTTCGCGCAAAACGAAGTCCGGAGATACCAATGCGAAGAAAGAATTTTCCGGGGGTGAGCTGAAATTTGGTATTGCGAACCACAAATACCTGCGGAATATTTCGATGAGGTACGGATTTATTGATGACTACGAGGCAATGAAGTCCGACACAAAGGAGTCCGGAGATACGCTTTCGATGATCCGTGCCAGATTCAAGGCTTACATCAAAAAGATGAAGCTGTATTTGATTTCCAGCCCGGAGAGACTGGAAACATCGAACATCGAACCAGCATACCTGAAAGGCGACCAGCGCAAGTGGCATGTACCGTGCCCGTGCTGCGGCGAGCATATTGTGTGGGAGTGGGAAGTTGACAGCAAGTGTCAGCCGGGTGAAAAAGCCGGAATAACCTGGCAGGTAGATGAGAAATTGAAGCTTATTCCGGGATCCGTCGGTTACATCTGCCAGGAATGCGGCGGTTTTTTCGATGATCGGAACAAAACTGAAATGATTTTATCCGGACATTACCGGCCAACAGCACCCGATCACACCGATCCGGAGTATGTGAGCTACCATTTATCCGCGCTGTATGCGCCAATTTACATGCAGGGATGGACGGATTACGTAAAGGATTACCTTGAAGCGAACCCGCCGGGCGGAAAGCGAGACGAAAAAAAGCACCAGACGTTCGTTAATCAGTGCCTTGGTGAGTGTTATGAGCCGCAAGGGGAAAGCATATCAGCAGAAAGCCTGCAAATGAATATCAGGACGTATGAGGTCGGAACCATCCCGGAGAAACTTTCTATTCAGGACGGTAACGGTAAAATAGTATTCATTACCCTGGGGTCCGACATGAACGGAACGGAAGACGATGCGCGCCTTGATTACGAAATTGTAGGTTGGTCGGAAGCTGGCGCAAGCTATTCTATCGATCATGGAAGCATAGGAACGTTTATTCCGAAGGAAAACCAGCTTTCCTATAAAGTAGACCGCAGGCCGTGGACTTATCGCCGCGGGGGCGAGTATAATGTGTGGGATGAGCTGGATCGGATCATGGAAACAAAGCTTGTTACCGACACCGGCCGGCGAATGGTCATATTTGCGGGATGCCTTGACAGTGGTTACCTGGCAACATCGTATGCTTACCCCTACCTTGATAGCACAAATAACAACGTTTTCGGGGTAAAGGGAGCAAAAGAAGCCGGTTCCGGCCTTCATATCGATGCTGATCACCGGTCATTTAAACCGGCATTAGAACGCGGGAAGCTGTGGATTTTGCAGGTAAACCAGATAAAAGATGTTCTATCTACCTACATGAACCAAACTTGGGATCCGCGGATTCATAAAATTCAGCCTTCCGGGTTTATGAACTTTCCAACGCCGTCCGATGGTAAATACCTGCTACATAATTACTTCATTCACTTCGAAGCGGAGCACAAAATTATCGGGAATGATAACCGGTTCATCTGGAAGAAAAAACAGTCGCACCTGCAAAATCACTTGTACGACTGTCGAATTTACGCTATGGCTGCGCGGGATATTATGGTTGAGCAATTGTTCCAGGCTATGAAGGTTAAGAACGGGGTTTGGTCGGATTTCGTTGCTATTCTGCTGGATGCGAATAAGGGCTAGATTATTATCAAGTTGACCCACCCGTATGCAACTTGTTGTTCGACTGTTAACCCTAAATAAGGCAGGGCAAATCCACGTGATCTGAGGTAGTCGTAGGCCGACACACCAACACCTAAGGTTCTGTTTTCTTCGTATTCCTCTCTATTATCCCATTCCATGAAGTATTCTTTGGTGTTAATAATAAAAAAGGGTATTTGCCAATATTCACCTTCTGCTCTCCATGGAGATAAGTATAGCTTACCATCGGAACTTCTTGTAATGTTTACGTAATCATTATACCCCTCAATCTCCGCAACATCAATAGCTTCCTCATCCGTGATTAACGAGAGTGAGCGTAGTTCTACATGCCAGCCGTCATCTATGCCTTTATTAGTTCTCATAGGGACTTTAAAGTCAACTAAACTTCTTACGGCATCCTCGTCCCATTGATGCCAATTCATGATTCTCTGCCCAAAGTACAACGCCATGAACCGCGCTTTATTCTCTCTATTATTCTCCATTTCCAAAAGTGTTAATGCATTTCTGTTTGAACTCTTCGAAGGCGTGGGGAACCAGCCCTTCAAAATTTTCATCCGTAGGTTCTCTGAACACTAATTGAAGTTCTGGTAATTTATCTGACTGAAACGCTACCAAACCGTGATCACATAAATTAAAAGAGAAGGCATAAAACGGCTTTATTACCAACAACTCCCGATACTGCTCTTCCGTACCACCATCGAAGTAGTCGCCATTTTTTAGTTTTTCTGTTGTCATGCTGTACAATTTTTAAGGGCGAACCCGATTAACATTATTGCGGTGATAATAACGCATACGTTGGTTAAATTTTCTGCGGCTCGCTGCTCGGCCGGTGATTTTCTTTTCATTTTATTGCTGTTTAATTACCTTCCTCTATTTCCTTTATCTTGCTTCGATACCAGTCACGTTTCTTGCATAGATCTTTCGATAACGAGTCAATGATGTCGTCGCTTAGTTCTAAAGTCATTTCCTTGTAATGATGTGCGGGCTGTCTTTGTACTGCCAGCGAAAACTTTCCTTTGACTTGTTTAAGCCATGATTTAAAAGTCGGTATTCTCACCATGTCCATGCCCCCTTGCTTGAAGTCGTTCGCCGTAGTATCGTTCATAACTGGATCGATGACCTCGATAACTCGTACAATATCGTTCAGATTTTTCTCGAGTTCTTCTATGCGTTTTGCTTTTTCTCTTATTGTCATGGTTTCGTATGTTTTTGTGTTAGTTCAAGGAACCATTTCTTTGCTACAGGACTTAATTGTTTTCCACCTATAGCATCGAGTCCAACGGCATAATTAATTGCCTCAACTAAATCATCAACCTCCTTCTGCCTGTGATCGTACCCGGCAAGGAAAGATTCGTTAGCCTGTCGTTCGCATATAATAGGAGATTTATATAGCGCATGTTTCTCCGCCGCCTTAATTGTTTCTTCGCTGTGTTTCATGGTTTACATTTTTTTTCGAAACCTCTGCGAAGAGATTCCATTTGTTCAAATTCAAAAGGGTATGTTTCTTTCTGCCAAATACGTCTTTTTGATTCACGATTTGCATAACCCTCTTCGTCGAACTGACCATTCAATCCACGCTGAACCTTATCGTCCGGCAGGAATTTAATAAGCCCGGTATCAAAAGAGAAGTGAGCCGAATTAGGCCAGCCGCCTTTTGATAGCTTGTTAACGCCTATACCGAAATGATTAGCTATGTAGAATTTATATCCGGTTGAAGTGCTTACTTCAATTGCAGCAATGTAAGCTTTACCGCCTACGCTGCAATGATCTCCGGTTTCCATTTTGTTTAACACTTCGTAATTAAACCAGTACAGCGGCTTATCTAAAACCTCTCGAACCGCTACATATCCAAACGTAGTTTTGACAGGGTCACCCTGCCATTCGAATTTTTGTCTCATATCTCAATAAATTTTGCTGATTGTGTACCCGCGTTGTTTGGCCTCGGTGATTAGCTGGTCGTCAGAACACACACTTAAGTACTCACTTACTGAAAGTGAACTGATCACTTCCAAAACTTTGGTGACTTCGCTCAATGTTGCCGAGTGGGTTTTTCCTTTTCTTAGAATTTCCAAAGGATCATCCATATATGGAGGTTCGGTATTTTTCATCTCCTCCACAGCCGCCCATGTTTCGATTTGCAGGACTTCGCCGAAGGGAATTGACTTCCATTGCTTGAACCCAAATGAAGTGCCATAGAAACGCTTGGGTTCAAGCCCATGATAGCCTGATTCTAGTGACGTAATCATTCTTCCATATGCCTCATGCTTCACGCTTTCCTCCGTACACTGAATGCACCACGATTCGGGGAGAGATCCGGTTACGAGAGCTTTGAAGTCGGGAAGTTCCATTGCAGCAGGAAGATTTGCTGAGTGATCGCTATACCATCCACCAACTGCTTTTATTACCACGTTGTGATTCCCTAAGTGTCTCTTATCTTGACCGCCCCATACTTCCTCCCCATTATCCCGCAAAATCTGAATGACTTCCGGGATCTTCTCGTTAGGAACTCTTACAAAGGTCCCGTTGGCTGGTTGCCATTTGCCGTTAATTGTTGTGTGTTTCATGATTACTTACGTTTCGTTTTCCAATATGAATTAAGTTTGCTCCTGTAAGCTACCGCTGATCTTTTCGGATAGTCGGTGTAACACATCATGTCAGAAACATGCTCCCATTTTTCGGATTCTGTTTCGTGATCTGATCCGTGGTAATATCCTTCAGCGGACAATATTTCTGCGTCCGTCCATTCCTCTCTTTTTTCCATACTCTCAATTTATGCCCGAAGGCGGTTGGTTAAAATCCAATTAATCTGCTTTTGCTGGATGATTGTTCAATTTGCTCTATAGCATAATCCGATAAATCTTGTGCGGTCATTTCAGGAATCGAAACGTTTACATCTGCCTTAATTTCAGATAGAAATCTGTCTTCCACTACAAAATCAATATACGGATACGATTCTTTATGAAAGTTCTTAATCATGTAAGCTTTCAGGATTTCGTTTGCAAGGTTTATTTTTTCGTTAATCAGATTAATGCTAGACCAAATTGTGTATAACTTCTCGTTCGAATAATCCTCTCCATCGTAAGACCACAAAGCATTATCTTCTTCCAATTCGCAGTTTTCCATTAACCAATAAGAGAATAACACCGCGTCTGATTCTGTATCAACTTCTTTTTTTGAACAATCTTTAATCATTTTCACAAACAATCGAGCAAGTTCTTTTTCTGCTTGGCACACATCAAAGTTATTTGTTCCCGGTCGGTTTTCTGGTTGCTTTGAAAAATCTACTATAACCTTAAGTATATCCTCGGCTCTTTGTAGAGCGTCTTTAATCTTTGTTTCCATCTCTTAATTATAACGTTTCTCAATACTCCCATCCGAATACCGGATGATCACTAATCCTTGCGCGTCAACACTACAAGGTTGCCCGAGCGTATTAACCACGTCTATCACGGTCATTTGTTCGTCGCGATTGTCTATCGATACGATCTCGGGATGCCGTGTAGTCTCGCTGTTCTCATCTACCCAGGATAACCGGTAATAGTTTATTGCGCCGCGCTGATAGTTTTTGTCGGCGGATTCATAACCAGATAATCCGATACAATCGATATTCCCCGACATGCTCCACACCTTCCCGTCCATACTACGCTCAATCACGTAATTCTTGCAGGATTGCGACTCAGCAGACCAGATCAGTAGGTTTTGCCATGATTCGTTCCTGACAGACCAATTCGAAACCTCTACGGGCATCGCGGTAGGGCAGTATATTTCGACGTTGTTTATGTCAGCATAGTGTATGTACGTGCCACCTGGGCCTGCGTAAGTATTCCCTGATACATCGGTAACAAATATGAACCGGAAACGGTACGTTCCAACAGGCAACATGTAGCTCGGCGCGATCACACCAAGGTTACCCGTCCAGCCTTTCCTATTCCCGGCAGTCGTATTCGGGATTTGGTAAGTAGAAAGGTTTATCCCGTTTAAGCTCGTCGGGCCGTTCGCGACCGGATTAATCCACGTTGCGCCGTTGTCTGTGCTGTACTGGAAATAAAGCCAGTCGTAGCGGTTTTCGAGATTTATATCCAGGCTGATCGTAACCTGCATAACCGGTGAATTAGGGCAGAACACGTTAATCTGCGTGCTGGTGTATCTGGATATCTGATTGTGATTGTACTGATACCAGAAGCCTGTCCCAGTGTTGAAACCTGATGAACTAACCTGACTCGTTGAAGGTTGCCATGATAGTGTATTGTTGCTTGCTGCGGGTTGCGTGATCCACATAGGATCAATTCCTACGGGCCACCAGTAAACCAATTGTGAATTGGCTGTAAATGACAGCAGGATGAGGAGGGTTGTGATGAGTTGTTTCATATCAGTAAACTTTAGATTCGTGAGCGTTAATAAATTGGTCTGCTGGCAGGTTACGTGTGTTGAAGTGCCATTGATTCAAAAGGTCGAATGCTTTATTCTGATTTACATGTCGGGTGTCTTTTCCTTTCCAGTCTATCATATAGATAAACCCGGAGCCATTAAAGGAAAAACTGTATCGAACATCATCATAGGTGTAAAACACTCCATTTTCTCTAAAAGTTACCGGTCTATCTAAGTCAAATTTCTCACCGAAATCAAAAGCCGCACAACATTTGGCTAACTCCACGATAGGCACAAAAGTCTCCCCGTTGACAGTGATTTCTTTTGTTAGCGCGGACAGCGGGAACAGGATGGGGAGCCCGCTTTTCTCACAAAGCGATATCCATACCGATAAAGTTGAGAAGTTTAATTCCGTAGTTATATTCTCTGCGCCCTTCATACACATCCTTAATCCCCACGGCAATCCGTCGCACAGGGTCAATTCTAAATTCGTTGGTTGTTTCATAATTCGTTTGTTTTCGTTGGTACAAATATAACAAATAATTGTTTGTATACAAATTAATGTTGTTTAATTAAAAACCTTTTATCAATTCCTCGTTTTGCTTGCGCAGTTTTTTATTCTCATCATTCAGGATTATCATTTTCAGTTCCAAATCCGCAGCGCGCTGCCGGGCAACAGATAGCTCACGCTGAAATACTTCTCGGAATATTATAGCCTGAATGAGATCATCTACAGCCTCGTTAAATTCAGATCTACGGGGGTCGGATTCGGGTATTTTTGATTGGTATTTCCTAAGCAATTTCAGGCATTCAGATAGCGTAATATCATGGATCAGCATAATATGTTCCATGTCCGAGTAATTGAACTTCAGGATTCCGTTTTTTGCCTTTTCTCGCCATGCCATTAGATCTTTTATGCTGCCTGAAAATATGCCTGTTGGTTCTTTAAGTTGTGTCATGCTGTCTGTTATTAAAATCCACAATGTGGATCAGGCTTGTAATTTCCTTTTGTTTGATCGACAATGAAAGAATCGGTTTCATCAAAATCAGATTGCTTAAACCCGTTGAAATTATTTAATTGGATTTGAACAACATTTGTTGGGTCTGTTTTAACAACGTTACCTGCGCCTCTGTTGGCATAAATCATAGCGTCTGTCATTTCATCTTTTACGTAGTACTGATAACGCGTCACATCCAAGAAAAAACGATAAACACCAACCTTGCTTGTTCCTTTCGGTTTTGCCTTTGCGATTCTTAAATGCAGTTCATTTTCTTCATACGGCCTTCCATCCGATCCTTGAAGTCCCACAGGTGGTCGCCATGGAATAAGCACCGATAATCCTTTACGGAACCATACTTGGCCACCGGCAAAGTCACGAGCCGAAGGTGCAGGGTAGTATGTTATGCCATCCTTCGTAACAGCAGCCTGATCTCTTACGTGATTCAGCACGCAGTTATGCCGGTTTGTTTTCCTGGCGTTCTTACGCACAAGTCCAAGTATTCGGCTTAGATATTTGTCCTCTCTCCCCAAATCCTCTTTTTCGTAGCGCTCAGTCAGCTCGTTCCATGGGTCGATTGTTGTTGTTTGGATGGTGGTTTCATACTTTTTTTCAACTTCATCAACCATTGCAAAAAAGGATTCGATCGTTACTTCCTCATCGATCGGATCGATCACGTAAAAGTGAGAGTCTACGAAATATTCTGCCTTGGTTCTTTCGATTTCGGTCATTGAGTTTTCGCCCTTTATGAATGGTTTTCCGACAAACTTATGGCAAAGTTCCGAGAAAATATCAACGGCATCGCCTGTTTCAGGAGTGTACAGAACATGATTCCATCCGTAAAGGCATGAAAGATTGATGAGTATTTCCAGCCACCATTCGGTTTTACCAGAAGCAGGGGCGGCGGCAATGAAAGTTGTTGTACCGAGCTTGACGGTATAAGGAAAACGATTCCAATCCCACCCCACAGAATTACCACGAACAACCCCTTTTTCTCGGCGCTCATCGAGCTGCATCTTAACTTCACTTAGTCGCTTGATCATATCAGTTTGCCTCGAGTGAATCGTTAATACGCGGCAATTCTGCCTTTGCTCCTATCGGATAATCGAGCCAACAATTCCCATTCAACCAGGTAAGAGGGTTTTTTCTAAATTGTTTATCGTTGGCTGTTTCTGCTACGTAAATTTTAACAGAAGATCTCACATGATCAATGTTGTCAATATTTACAACTTGCATCCATTTTTCAAAGCACTTTTTCCTGTCGCTTTTTTTGTCGTAAAATTTCCAAAAACCATCAAACGCGGTAGAAAGTATATTGTTATTTTGTTTTTCTTCTTTATCTGTTGCCCTTTGTTTGCCCTTTGTTTGCCCCTCGTTTGCCCTTTGTTTGCCCTTATGCTGATACGAATCGTATGAAATCACCGTTATTAGTGTGTTGTAGCTTGTCGTTTGTTTGCCCACCTCGCCAGTTTTTATAAGCTTACTTAGGGCGACTCTTACTTGTTTAGTTGAAAGTCCAGTTTCTTTCGATAGTCCATCAATAGAAGTAATGAATGATCCGCGTTCAACGATTTGCCCCATCCACACAGCGTTTGAGTAGTTTGCGCGTAGTAAACAGTGAAGGAAAAGAACCTTCACATTGATGTCATTGTACCATCCCCATTCAAGTAATTTGCGATGGAGTAAAATAAATCCTTCGCTCATAACTTCGATATTTCAGTTTTAATGGTTTTTGATAGCCGTATAGCTGTATCTTTATCTATTACTATCCATTGCTCTGGCCACTCGGAGTCAAGATCTCTAACTTCAATTAATAACCCAAGATCGCCCGCAGAAACTTCAAGGCTTGTATTTTCGGTGTTGCTGTTTTCTGCTCCGAAGAAAAGCAATTTTACATTTGCCATAGTTAAATTCTGATTTTATTTAAAAACCAGTAAAAATTTAAATTAAAAAACCCCCATCAAATCCGAATGCGCTTCACTTCATTCTTCATTGACGAGGGTCAATAATATTTTCTAGTTCGTTTTGTGAAGCGGAACTACTCAGCAAATCTACCAATTTTTTCCAACCGACCAACACTCTTAAGAAAAAATGTCCAAAACATGCCCAAAAAAAAACGACGGTAATTTTTCCTGCTACTTTTGGCAGCAACGAAAAATTAATTCATAATGGCATCAGATGCAGTAGGCTTAGAGCTTGTTTCGAAAGTGGTTGGTTACAAAATTACCAAGGGTAATTTCGGAAATTCAACCCCTAATTTACCTCAATCGGTTGCCATTATCGGAGAGGCCAATACCGCAAACCAAGGTACTTTATCAACAACTCCGGTTCAGATCACATCGGCTCAACAGGCTGGTAATCTTTACGGTTTTGGATCTCCTATCTACCTTTCTGCACGAATCCTTTTCCCAAATTCAGGATCTGGAATCGGTGGAATACCTGTCTTTGTTTATCCGCAGGCAGCTGCCGGTTCTTCAACTGCGAAGACGCTCACGATTGCCCCGGTAGGTACAGCCACAGCAAACGTAACGCATACGCTTATCGTTGCCGGGCGTGATGGACTGGACGGTGTGTCTTACGACTTTACAATCAACGTTGGTGATGTTCCGGCTGGGATTACTGTCAAAATGCAGGATGCGCTTAACAACGTTCTCGGAAGCCCTTTCATCGGAACATCTTCTTCAACTGTCACAACCGCAACTGCAAAATGGACGGGGCTTACGTCACAGGATTTATCAATTGCAATTGATACCAACGGAAACTCGGCAGGTATCACTTATTCGGTTACTCAAACAGTAGCCGGTGCAGGTACGCCATCCATTGCTGCATCACTTGCGCTTTTCGAAAATAATTGGCATACAATTGTACTGAATACTTACGGGGCCGTTACTTCGATTATGAATGCACTTGAAGCATTCAACGGTATTCCGGATCCAGCAAACCCTACCGGAAGGTACTCGGGGATCATCATGAAGCCGTTCTTTGCCTTTACCGGTTCAACGCTTGCTGATCCATCTACGATTACCGATACACGTCAGGACAATGTTACAATCGTAATCTGCCCCGCACCAGGATCCGCCGGACTTCCTTTTGAGGCCGCTGCAAACTGTACTCTTTTGCAGGCTGTTCAGGCTCAGAATAACCCTCACCTGGACATTTCCGGAATGAGCTACCCTGATATGCCAACGCCCGTTTCTATTGGCGTAATGTCAAACTACGTAAACCGCGACGCGATCGTTAAAAAAGGCTCTTCTACAGTTGAACTGGTCGGAGGAAGATACCGTGTTTGCGACTTCGTTACAACATATCACCCGGACGGCGAGGTGCCGCCGCAATTCCGATACGTTCGGAGCTTGGTTCAGGATTTCAATGTTCGATACGGATATTACCTGCTCGAAATTATCAACGTAGTCGATCACGCCATTGCCAGCAACACTACTGTTGTTACAGCTGATAAGGTTGTAAAACCAATGATGTGGATTCAGATCTTACGCAATTACGCGTCAGATTTAGCGCTTCGCGGCATTATTGTCGAACCAGCATTCATGCAGGATTCACTTGTAGTTAACATCGGTACAACAAATCCGGATCGTTTCGAGACATTTTTCCGATACAAAAGAAGCGGATTTGCCCGAATTTCATCCACTACGGCGGAAGCAGGATTCAATTTTAACAACTAAATTTCAAAAATAATGGCATCAAATGGTGGTGATATTCTCGAGGTAAGATATTCAAACCCTGATTTGGGAGATGGAGTTTTTTACCCGAAAGCAAACGAGGGAAATACCCTGGATCTTGGTGGTTACCGTACTGGTGATGATGCAAACATGATTTCCGGAGATGGACAGCCGATCTATCAGACAAATTTGCAGCGCGGTTTCTTTGAAATGGTGGTTGCAAATGACATGAACGAGAGAAATGACGCATTCGTAGCTTCACAGCTGGCAGCCAGTTCAAAGGAAACTAACTGGACAATCAGCCACATTAACGGCACTGTTTGGGGTGTGACCGGAAAGCCGGTAGGTGACATTCAGCCCGACACAAACGCCGCCACTTTCACATTGAAAGTTTCTGGTGGAATCATTACTAAAATCGTAGGATAATGGAATTTGATCTTGAACAAAATAAGTCGGAAGAAAAAGTTCCAATGGAAATGGCTATCAGTGAGGTAAATACCTGGCTCGATCACAAAAAAGTGAAGCCGAAAAAGCGCGAAGCAATGAAAGGCATGATTGATCTTTTGGTTGATGCTATCGTTGCGGGTGAACTTTCTCTGATGGAAGACATGAAATGGAAGCACACGCTTGCTTTTCCACTTACTGGAGAGGGCGGATCTGTTTCTGTTTCTGAAATCACCTACCTTCCGCGGATGAATGACGCGATGAAAGAGCAGTACCGAAGGGGATTGAAAGGGGACGACCTAAACACACAGACGCTTCTTACGCTTTGTGCGCTCACTCGCCAGCCGATTAATGTCATTCGTAACCTGGATGATTCTACGGACAGATCCGTTGCAGATGCCATTGCCTTTTTTTTCATGTAACAGACGGGGAGGGAAACGTAATAACCGATCAGTTCACGGAGGCTTGCATAAAAAGCTGTGTAAGAACGTACAACTGGACTCCACATTACTGCAAACGTCTGTATCTTGATGATGCGGACGTTTATGGTTTAGAATACTGGCATAATGACGCTTTGGAAGTAATCGAATCGTCAAAACCGAAAAAATAAAATGACTCCACAAGTAGTTCCCGTAAAGTTCAGAGCGATCGACGAAATGTCCGGCAAATTCAGCCAGATGAAAGCCGCTGGCAGTAAATTTGCAATGGGGTTTAAGCAGAAATTTGCGCAGGCCGGAAAGGCCGCCTTTAAATTTGGTAGGCAAACAGCTGTTGCTGGAGCGATAGTTGCGGCCCCGTTTGTTTTAATGGCTAAACAGGCTGTTAACTTTGAGGAAAAAATGTCTGACGTGGGTAAAACCACTGGGCTTGAAGGAAAGGAACTTCGGAAATTCGGCGATCAGCTTCTTGCCATGTCCACCAAAACCCGAACAAGCATTGATGACTTAGCTACTATTGCCGAGGTCGGCGGGCAACTGGGGGTTCCGCGCGAAGAAATGCTGAAGTTTACAGAGGCTGCAAATCAATTCAGTATCGCCCTTGGTTCAGACTTTTCCGGAGGCGTTGAGGAAGCCGTTGCCACAATCAGTAAAATGAAAACGCTTTTCAAGGATACTCGTGATTTGGACATCTCGGATGCCATCACCAGATCCGGATCAGCAATAAACGAGCTTGGAGCCGTGGGTAACGGAACTTCCGCCAATATTTCTGACTTTGCATTGCGAATGGGCGCGCTTCCGGATGCCTTAAAAGGATCGGCTACCTCAACGCTTGCTATGGGTGCATACCTGGAGGAAATGGGTATTGATTCACAAATTGCATCAGGTGGTTTGTCAAACCTTATTTTGGTGGCCGGGAAAGAGCTACCAGGATTCGCTAAACAGATGGGTATTACGGCGGCCGAGGCTAAGCAACTACTGGCAACTGATCCAACAGGTTTCGCGGCCAAGTTCTCGCAGTCATTCAAAGGTATGGCGCCGGAAAAGCTGGCGAAGAAATTGCAGAAATTAAAAATTGGTTCACAGGAAACTATTAAAGTTGTAGGTGCGCTTTCCTCAGATCAACTCGACATGGCTACTGGAATGACTCGTTTAGCCACGTTACAGGGTATTTCCAATAAAGCCTTTGATGAAAATAATTCACTGAAAACGGAAGCCGCAAAAAAGGAGGCAACTGCCGCTGCGCAGATGGCAAAGCTTAAAAACAACGTAAATACCTTGGCCATCTCTATGGGGCAGGCTCTTTTGCCGGTCATTAACGACGTAGTGGAGGCCATAATGCCTTATATCAAAGGCGCTGCTGACTGGATTTCAAGGAATAAAGATCTTGCGTCGACCATAGCAAAGGCAGCAGTCGGTATAGCCGCCTTCCTCTTTGCTGTTTCAGCTGTTTCTTTTGTCGTGGGTGCCGCTCAAAAGGCAATGGTATTATTTAACCTTGTTACAGCTGCAGGTATTGGCCCGCTTGCTGTGATAGTAGGTGTAATTGGAGTAGCCGTAATTGCAGCCAAAGCTCTTTCAAATGCATTCGGCGGGCTTACTCATGCGGAGGAACTAAACAATGAAGTAAAGTCTCGTGCGCTTGAAAAATCAGTTGATCAGCGAATTGAGGTAAATGAGCTGTTTAGAACACTCAGAAAGGCAAAGCAAGGAACGGATGAATACCGAGCGGCCCTAACTCGAGTCGAAGAGATTCAGCCTGGAATCACGGAGAAATACGATCTGGAGAGGGCTTCTATTGAGAGCCTTAATCTTGCTCAAAAGGAACTGATAAAAACAATCATGCAGCGCGCGGAGATCGAAGCAAAGCAGGAAATAGCAAAAGAAAAATTAAAGGAAGCCATCAGGTTGCGTGAGGGCGGGGATAGTTCAGATACTATTTTTCAATCATTGCAGCGTTTTACTGGCGATGGTCAGAATGTAGACAAGGTAAAAAAATTAGAAGCGATTCAAAAAACACAAGATGCCGAACGCTTATTTAGTGAAGTAGAGCAGCAAAAGGCCGAGGCAGCGAATCCAGGAGCCGCTACCGCGGAACAGATGCGACAGTTCCTGAATATCACTGTGAATGTAGATAAAGACGGAAACCAAACTGTTACACAGAACAGTAGCACCGGCAGCGGCGTAATGAGTTTGATGCCTAAAATGGGGACTACACGATGAAAACAACGGATTTAAGGCTTGTTGAGACAGGGGATGGCGGGGATTTGGTTCTGAGGGGCAATGATGTTGAGATGATTTCAGGGCTTCAAAACATGCCATATATCGCCATGTTCGGTGGAAACCCTGAGCAATCTACCGTGGGGGCAAAAAACACGGAGCAGGCGTTTGATTTTTGGGGAAATTTCCTGATTAATCCGAATGACCAGCCTATTTGGTTTAACTCACTTACGGAAAGACTGCTAGACACGATCTCCCTTTCGCCGATTACTCGCATAGAGATTCAGGAAACGGTTAAAAAAGATCTGGAATTCATATTGAAATTTGCTCAGGTGTCAGTTGAGGTTTTTCTGATATCAGTAGACCGTATCAGGATTGAGATAAAAATTCAGGAACCAGATAATCTTTCCTCGGAGCTTTTTAAGTACATTTGGGACGCAACGCAGCAGGAGTTACAGGAAATACCAACAACCGGTCTGCCGTTAGGGAATCAAAACATGTACATCAATAATGATTACATAGATGACTATTTTATTTAAGGGATAATGGCAATTACATATAGGCTGGAAAAGGGCAGTAAGCTAACCATTCAAGAGGGAGATGATAATTTCAGGGATCTCGACGAAAGGGCTGCGGAAAATGCTGATAATATCGCATTAATTGAATTGGCGGCTTCAAAAATAAAGTTTGGCACTCAAACGGCTTCCTTTGGAGGGGATTCTGTTTACTCATTTCCTCACGGAATGGGACAAATTCCCGACTATGTTCAGGTATGCTACAGTGATCCTTCTTTTGGTAACTTATATGAAGCCAGGGTAACCCTCGATTCCTCCAACGTAAATATCGAATCAGATAATGATTTCCCCGCCGGCGTTATAAAAATATATTGGGAAACACGAATTTTATCTTAAATACCAAATACATGAAATCAATTTTAACTTTTGCCATTTGCCTTATTTCCAGTGCTTCAATGGCGCAACAGTATTTCAACTTTGCTAACTCTGCCACCAGGTCAAGAACGGAGTGGCATCCGCAGAACAGCCCAACTAACATGGACATTAACAGATCTCCTATCGGTTGGATAGATGGATCATGGCCATTTGTTGGGGATCTTACTTTCGTAATGAACACCGATACAGTTCGGTTCGGTAAGCTTGCCGGTAGTGGCGTTAGGGTAGCTGGATTGAGTCCAAACGGTAGCCTGTATTCTTTTCCAATGTCAGGTTATATTTCTTCAACCGACACTACTGTAATGCTTTCAAATTACTATAAGAAGTCAGATCCGATGTTGCTCACGCTTTTGGGCTACGGGACTACCGCATTCGGATGGGGGAATCACGCTACAGCCGGATATTTAACACAGCAATATGCACCAACAGCGGGCGAAGGAATCGTTATAACTGGATCCTCCCCAACCCAAACTATAGCTGTTGACACCTCTGTTGCCTCCGCCGGAGATGGAGCGATCATGTACATGGGTAAAGCGAATAGTGTAATTACGGGGCTGCAGAATGGCATCAATTCAAAAGAACCAACAATTAGCGCCGGAAGTAGCATGGAATATTGGAGAGGCGATAAGACATGGCGTACATTAAACACTACTGTTGTTCCTGAAGGAACAAATCAGTATTTCACCAATACAAGGGCTAGATCTTCGATTTCTATTACCACTACCGGAACCGGAGCCTCCACCTATAACTCAACAACAGGTGTTTTGAATATCCCTACCCCAACATCATCAACGCCAGGAACCAATAACGCTACAGCTTACAGTTCGGGAACGCCGTATACGCTTACCACAACGCCTGCAAAGGTAGATTTTGGAACAACTGATCCATCCATTACGCTGCCGGCCGCCGGGACTTACCTTATACTGGCTAACGTTAAGATCGAATACACCGGTCTAACAAACCTCGCTATCCAAACCTGCAACTTTAAGCTTAGAAGGACTAATAACACGGCTGCTGACCTTCCGAATGCAGGTACAAACTTTAATGTTCCCATTACTACGCTTCTCACCCAGACGGGCGGGGATGCCGATATTCAGTCAATCATCTACACAACGACTAACTCGAATGATACAATTGAGGTTTGGGGCAATAGGGGCGCAGGGATTTCGGCTGGCAGCATTCAAGTCGGAGAGGCCAGCATTGTAGCAATAAGAATTTATTAAGAAATGGCGAACATTCCTACAGTAGCGCAACTTTATGCCGCGATCATAGCGGACTTGGAGGCTGAATTAAGCATTACAATATCTCCTTTCGGCAGATCTTACCTCCGCGCAAGGGCTATGGTTCAGGCTGCCAGAATTTGGCTTCTGTACTTGCAAATTGGGAATGTTCAAAAAAACATATTTGTCGATACCGCAGAGGAAGATGTAGTAATACGTTTCGGGCTTGTTAAGCTCGGCAGGCTACCGTTTCCAGCAACACAAGGTCAGTATTTGGTTCAGGTAATCGGAACGACCGGCGCAGTCATACCGGCCTCGACTCAGTTTAAAAGTAATGACGACTCATTATCACCGGGAAGACTGTTTGTACTTGATGCCGATTTCGTGCTTAATGGTATAAATCAGATTACATTGCGCGCGCTTGATCCGGGATCGGTAAGCAGGCTTAACGCTTACGATCAGCTTACGCCAACTGCTCCAATTGCCCTTGTTAATTCAATCGGCATTGTGATTTCAGAAACAATCGAACCGCAGGCCGCCGAGAACATTGAGGATTACCGGCAGAAGGTTATCGATGCTTTCAGATTGGAACCGCAGGGAGGCGCAGCAGCTGATTACCGGCTTTGGTCAAATGAAGTTCAGGGAGTCGTTCAGTCATACCCTTACGCAGCTCCAGGGCTTACTTACGAAGTAAATCTGTACATTGAGTCGGATGAGCCGGACGGCGTGCCTTCAGTTCAGGATTTACAGAACGTTCAGGATAATATCGAGCTTCCTACCGCAGACAGACCAGCGCGCAAACCAATCACGGTGATTGTAAATTACCTTCCGGTAACGCCTCGCAGCATCGATATTGAAATAACCGGTTTTGTGGGTATTGACTCGGGTATTGCCACGCTGATATACGCAGCCATTGAAAGCCGGCTGGCTGAGATTCGTCCTTTCGTCGATTCGATTGACGTATTAGCCGATAGAAACGACTACTTTGACATAAACTCGATTATTTCGATCATTCTTGAAGCGCGCCCCGGATCCGTTTTCGGAGCTGTAACAATGGACGTTGATACAGTGCCGATGACCTCTATAACATTCACGAATGGCGATATTCCGGACTTAAATATTATATCGTATGTCTAGTGTGCTGGATAAACTGAAGGCACTTTCGAAACAGCTCAACCCGCGCGGCAGGGCTTTTCTTATTCCCTTTGGCTCGGTAAAGCAGAAAATCGACAATGGTATTTTACCAAGCGAAGAAAGGCTTTACAATGATGCGCTTTCCGTCCTGAATAGCATCCTTCCGGATAATCCTTTTTTTACGACTGACGATGCTACTCGATGGGAGCAAAGGCTGGGAATGATCGTTAATGAATCGGCGGCATTGGATGACCGTAAGGCGGCAATTATCCGGAAAATGAACCACCCGGGAACTATTTTAGCGCGTCAATCCCGTGGTTACATTGAGGATCAACTGCGACTGGCTGGATTCGATGTCTATGTTTACGAAAATATTCCCGCGCAGACTCCGCAACAATTCCTGCTAAATAACCCGCTTTCCCCGCAACAATTGGGTGGTTTCCAGCTCGGACAGCAGCAATTGGGAAGCCCTGAAAGCGTTTTTCCGACCCTTTTCGAGCAATTACAGCTCGGCAATTTCCAGCTAGGACAGAATAATTTAGCTGAATCTAGCTATAACAACAAGATCGCTAACCGGATTTCGGAAGAGCCAGGTTTTTACGTCGGCAACCCGCGTCGTACCTTTTTTATCGGCGGGGCAACGCCCGGATCATTCGCGCAGGTTCCTTTAACCCGGAAAGATGAATTCAGATCATTAATTTTACACCTTAAACCGGCTGAAAACGTTGGATATTTACTCGTTTATTACACATAATTATGAAAAAACTAATCAATAAAACGAATGTCGCGCCGGTTTCGGCGGCATACCCATACGGGGACGTAAAAGACGACACCGGATCAGGTAACGGAACTCCTGCGAACCGCGATTTATTTGCGGATGGGATGCAGTTCTTTGAAAAATTGATGGCAGAAAGCGGAATCGTGGCTAACGGACTTCCGGATAATGCAACGAATGGGTTTCAGTTGTATGAGGCTTTCAGAAAGCTTTCCCGACCATACTCTGTTTATTCGGCGCGTGTTGGTTTCTCAGGAGGAGCATTCAACATAATCGTTTTCGAAGATTCTATTACCGGTATCGTCTGGTCTAAAAACTCAACGGGTACATTTTATGCAACAAAAACAGGCGCATTCGTGACAAATAAAACGTTTGTAATTAATAATGATACAGATTCATCAGGCTCCGATTTTAGAAGCGGAAAGGTGAGCGACAATGTGATAGCTATCACATCTTACAGCGGCGGCACGCTTACTGATTCGCCAATGACAGAAGGCTGCTGGATTGAGATAAGAATCTACGATTAAAAAACATGTAACTTTGAAAAGTTATTAATTTTAATTTTTTAAGTATGAAGAAATTGCTTTATTTATTGGCATTACTGTTAGTGTCTAATTTTTCATTCTCACAAAGCTACGAGACTTATGTTGCGCGTGTTGGGTACAATGGTGGATTATTCAATGTGATCGTAATGGAAAATACCCTTTCGTCAGGAGCTATTGCGTGGACTCGATCAAGCACAGGAACCTTCAAAGGAACTTTATCCAGCGCTTTTCCTGTTGCAAAAACTTGGATCGTTTCAAGCGACGGAGATGCGCCAGACAAAAGCACAAGAATTGAAAGATTGAACAATAACGATATTTACATTTGGTCTTACATCGGTAGCACTTTGTCTGACACGCCCATGATTGAAGGGACATTTATTGAAATTCGCGTCTATCCTTAATCTTTCACAATCACAGCAAACACAAGGGATCAGCGAAAGTTGATCCTTTTTTTTTGAAATAAAATTAATAGTTTTGTTGTTTGATTGAAAACTATTAATATATTTGTCCTGTAGCAAACGAGCTGCCACAATAGCGAAAAAGGTTGTAAGATTGGAGAAGGAACAGGACTGTTTACAGTAGCATATCCAGTTGTTTTAGCCCCTGTTCAGCTTAAATTGTGTTATGGGTGTGCGTTGGTCTATAACGTGAGATTGCAACTCTATTAGATTGATGAGCGATGTTCCTGCTGGAAATTGGGATGCACATTTTCCCCGTGGCGGAAGTTAGACGCTATGCCCGATGGTTCAATACTTGATGTAATACAAGGGGCGAGACTATCAGTAGAACTACTTTTCTGTAAAGTATGCGGCGATCCTTTCTAAGGAAAATACCACCGCTATAAAAACTAATTGGCAACAGAATGCAGGTATCGAATCCTGCCGGGGAACAAAATGATGAGGCAGGCAAGAAAAGGCAACCCTTTGTGAAACGCGTAAGTAACAAAGACAAGTCGTAGTAACGAAACCTCACATTTCCCCGCGATCATTGAACCGGTCGCGGGGAACACACATTAAAAGGAGGGTTGACAACCCGGCTCGGAGAGGTGATTTAGTCACACCGCGTTAATATGGCATTGGTTTATATGCAATTGATTCGGAACGTATTCGAATGGATCACCGGGCGGAGAGTGTGCCGCGGTTATTTAAGATAAGGGCTGAAAGTTTTACTCTGTTTTCAACAGTCCTTGATAAAGCAGGCCATCCCGGAAACGGATCAACCGCACAAAGAGAATACGGAGTAAGCGGAGGAATGTAGCGCGAAACGAACCCTGACAGGCTGGAAAGACAGCTGACATTTAAGACAAACAGGGTTGCGTCTGTCCCAACGCAAGTTTAGTTCAGTGAAAGTGGTTAGTTTTAGGTTAAAGCCGGTGTTTAGTAGTCACCGGCTTTTCTATTTACCTTTAGGCAAAAAAACATGAGAGATTTCAGTAAAATAATTAAGCATACCCAAGAATGGGAGGGAGGCTACGTAAACGATCCGGATGATGCCGGCGGGGAAACTAATAAAGGCATAACCTATAAAACATGGTGCGGGGTGTTTGGGCCAAATGAGAAAGCCCGATTTAAAAATATGTCAGATGCTGATTGGTTGATGATCTATAAACGCTATTACAACGAAATGCAAGGCGACAAAATTAATTCTGATGCTATCGCCTACTTCGCTGCACAGATGATGTGGGGATCCGGCAAGAAAGCGGCCACTAAACTGTTACAGCAAGCAGCAAAAGCTCTCGGTTGTAATTTAGATGTTGACGGTAAGCTCGGAAACGACACATTAACAGCTATCAATTCGCTTCCGCCTCGTACCTTATTTGATCAGCTGGTTATTGAACGCGTGGAATTTTTCAAAGCTATCGTTAAATCCAGGCCGGCCAACGCGAAATTTTACAAAGGATGGCTTCGAAGACTTGAAGATTTCCGTGTGACTTTTAGACCACCATTGAAATAATCGGCTATATTTGTCCTTCGGAGGGGGATTGAGCTCAGCAGGTAGAGCGAAGGGATGCGCTTAATGCGCGTACCTGTGGTCGGGGGTTCGATTCCCTCAATCCCTACAACAAGTGTGGTAGCTTGTTTTTTTTCAAAAGATGGTGGTTGAACGCCGGAGGTTAGTAGTTTTCCCTTCGGCGTTTTTATTTTCCATATCTTTATCCTATGGCGGAAATAAAAGTCGATCTAACGAAATTCAACGAGTTTACAGACAAGCTCGGTACACTTCATCGGTCGGCCTATCCTAACGCGGTGCGCGGCACGCTAAACTCCGCGGCCTTCGACATGAAGCAGAATACAATGCTTAAATCCGCAAAGCACAAATTTATCAACAGAACGCCTAATTTCTTCAAGGCAAATTCCCGCGTTGAGCAGGCGAAAGGCTGGACGGTTAATGGAATGACCTCAACCATCGGCATGGTATCGTTAAAGGGCAACAACAAGGCAGTTGACGACCTCGAACAGCAAGAGCACGGCGGAACCATCCGGGGCCGGTCATTCATCCCGATAAAATCCGCGCGTATCGGCGGTTCAAATGCAAAGAACGTTCAGAAGAAAAGCCGGATAGGTGGAATAAAAAATATTGTCCGGGCAAAGAACGCCCGCGGTAAAAGTCCCCGCCAACGGTTAGTTAAATCTGCTGTGTACGCTGGCGCAGGTGGACACGTTTTATCCGAAAGGGGTATTCTGTGGCGGATTAATAGTATGCAGCGCGTAAAAGGCGGGAAATGGGTGTTTAAAATGACTCCGATACACTCCTTCAAGAAAGGGCGATCGGTAAAAGTGCGCGCCACACACTTTATGGAGCATGCTGCCAAGTTAACCGCAAAAAAGATACCTTTGTTTTTCAAAAAAGAATCCGAAAGGCAATTCGCTAAACACCTGAAAGTATGAGTTGGGAAGAACAAGTGAAATCAAAAATGAAGATCACCACCGGCGACGGGAGGGTTTATGAAGTTCTCTATTTGCTGGAAAGCAATACTGGCTCATTTGAATTTAACGTCACGGAGTTTGAGTTTCCGGAGGTGGCCGGAACGAAAGTTGACCGCAGGCTACACAAAGGAACGCGTTACCCGCTCGAGTTTTACTTCCAGGGAGATGACAATATTGATCAGATGAAGGCTTTCAATGAGAGCGCCAAAGATACGCGCCCATGGGTAGTTCTGCATCCTATTTACGGTTCAATTACCGCACACCCAATTTCGGTAGAATTCGACAACTCCGGCATAAACACCGCTAAAATAAGCGTGACCATCGTTGAAACAATCACCGACGATGGCCCCCGAACCGTTTTTGATCCTCGAGATAACGCCCCAGCGGTAATAAATAAGTCCGTAGAATCAAATTCCGCGTTCTTTGCAGCTGCCGTTTCGCCAACAGTTACCGACGTGGCAATGATGAAGGCTAACGCGGAAAACCTATATAACGAGGGTTCCGGATCGATCGGTGATCAGAACATTGCTTCGCAGTATTTCAACCTGTACAACGAGGCTGTGACCGCAATAAACGTATCATTTAACGGCGTTGCAACAGGCGTAACGGCAATTCAGGATTTCATTGGTTATCCGGCGCTGTTTGCTCAGTCCGTTCAAGCGCGTTTAAAAACATTGGTCGCGCAGGCTTTTAAACTTACGCAGACACTGGAAAACATCACCACGCCGAACGAGAAAAAAATCTACGAAAGTCAAAAAGGCGCGGTTATTTCAGCAATCATAACCAGCTCCGTAACCCCTTTTTCAGATGAGTACGCGAATGCGGTGGACGTGATTTCAGTTATAGATATCGTTTTGCTGCAATACAACGTGTTCATTGAAGAGCTTCAATCTCTGCAAACGCCGGACGGAACCGAACAGGATTCTTATTTGCCGGATTACCAATTTATGTTTGATTTGAATTACGCGGTCAATTACGCCGTTTCGAACCTATTCAATATTGCGTTACAGGCGCAGCAGGAGCGAGTGATTTACATGGAATCAGACAGCAACATAATTATCGAAACACACCGTTTTTACGGGCTTTTGCCAGACGATTCCACTTTGTTCCGGTTCATTTCTACCAATCAGATCAAAGGCTCCGAGATCCTACAGCTGAAAAAAGGCCGCCGTATCGTTTATTACGTGTAAGCAATAAAATAAACGATAAATGTTTGCATATAAATAATTATGTGCTATATTTGCTGTATACAAACGAAACGAATTAAACGATATGAAAATCAAGATTGAAATCAAAAACAGGTTTACGGGCGCTATTCTTTTTTCCTTTGAAAAGGAATCGAACACGATTAA